GAACTTGAACTGCGTCTCTGTGCCCGAGCCGACCAGCTTCGACACCTGCTCGTCGCAGATGGATGCGGCCGCGATGGTGGCATTCACGTCGAAGAACGTCTCGGCCAGATCGAGCTGCTGCGTCGTGGCTGACTCGCCCAACCGGATGCCCCGCGCGCGGAGGAGCATGTTGATGGCGATCCAAACGGGGTTGGTGAGCGGCGGGCCCCAGACCCGGACGCCGGGCGAGGTCCAAACCCAGCCCTTCATGCCCAGCGAGACAACGGCCTCCATCTGGTGCTCGCCGGGCCGGGAGAGTTGGAGGCCCTTGGCATCGCAGCGCCGGATCACCAGAAACGCTGTGCCCGCGGCGAAGTTGTCCTTGTAGGTGGAATTGCCGGCGAACACCTTGCGCCAGTCGCCGCCGGTCTGATTGCCGGACTGGTCGAGCGAGAACCAATCCTGCGCGCCGGCGGGATCGGAGCCGAGCACTTGGCGCAGGCCGAAGCTGCCGGGGTACCCGTGATGATATTGGCCGTCGAGCTTATGGCCAGAACCGAACGCCACCAGCGGACCCTCGCCGACGATGCCCAGCGCCTCGTAGAAATCGCTCTCGTCGCGCCCGGTGGCGACCTTGCAGTTCACCGGCATGTTGGAATCGGTATAGATCTCCGCCAGGACTTGGTCGTAGATGGAGTCGGCGACGAGGGAGACACTGGTGAGCGGCGAGCGTCCGAAGCCCCAGGTTCCAGTGGAGTTGTCCTTGATGCGGACGCTCTGCGGTTCCGCGAGGATGCCGCCGTAATAGCGTTTCATGCCATGCGCTAGGCAGCCGTTCTCGGTCTCATAGCCCTTGTCGCACTTCGCCGGATCGGCCGATGGGAAGTGGACGTAGTCCATCGCGCCTTGGGTGGCGAAAGGGCAGGCCTGGGAGTTGAAGGGCTTCCAGCAGGTGCGGGAGATCTTGCGGGTGGGATAGGGGAGGTTGAGTTCGTAGAGGCCGTCGGCCGCGGTGACCTTGAACTCCGGCCCTGCGTCGCACGACCAGTTGACGATGTCGCCCTTCCAGAGGTCGAGCTTTGTACCGGTGCCGACATGGAAGAGGGAGAACTCGACAGCGGCGCGAAACAGATCCACGTCGTTGGCGAGGTCCCGCATCACACGGTCGGCGTTACCGAAGACGAACTGCGCCTCATCTGACTCGTTGCCGATGGACTGCGAGATGCCGTCGCACTCGACGAGGCGGACCTGGTATAGCTGGACGCCGATGGTGCAACGCCGGTCGGAAACATAGATGGCCGGGTAGCCGGACTGGAGCGGCTGGATGCGGGCGAGCGGGATGATTTCCTGGACCTGTGAGAGCAGCGCCGTTTGGAGCGCGCTTGGCGGTAAGCGGTTAACCGTCTGGGTGAGCGAATAGGAGGGCGTGGTCGTGGGGATTTCGATCAGCGTCACGCCGAGGGAGCATGCCCAGTCGGCGACCATCTCCCAGGAGAGCGGCTCGTTGGCAAAGCGGCAAATGACGGGCGTCGTGCCTCCGCCGTCGTCATTCGGCGTATTGTAGGTGAACGCACCGTAAGGCCCGTACTTCGTCTCCCAGAAGTTGCGCATCGCAATCCGGTCTGCGTCGCGCAGCCATTGCTTGCGGATGGTGAAGCGGCGCGCGCCGGTCCCCAGAAGGAAGCGTTGTTCGATCTTCGCGTTGCCGGAGCCGAACTGATGGACGACCACCTCATGGTCGTGCCGGACCTCGGTCGGGTAGTCCGGCACAAGTGGAAACACACCGCTGGTTGCGATCTCCGGGACCGCGATGTTGCCGATGTAGTCAGGCATCAGCGTTCCTCTACGCGGATGGTGAACGAGCGATCTTCCGTTCGGCCGCCCGCCGTGGTGATGCGATTGGTGACGATGTACGACTGACCCGCCGTGCCGCCTGAGAGCCAGACTGTGGAAGATGACGCGGTCTTCGTGTCGGCCATCTTCGTAAGCCCAACTGGGAGCAGCCACTCGCTGGTCGCGATCGTGTCGCCGGCAAGCCAACGCGTCCAATCAATCGCGTAGTCGAGCACCGCGTGCGGGTCTTTCGTGAAAGTCATGCCTCGACGCTCCGGTTCTCACCTCGGACGGTAAGCATGCGCGATTCAGCGACAGGAGAAACGGAGCGCCCTTCGGCCCGGATCGGCAGCGTGCGCTCCGGCGATGCCGCTGGCCGAAGGTATGCCATCGAGCTCGACGCACCCGCGATTACCGCGCTTCTTGGCGTGCCGCGGAATCCCTCAGCCGGCCAGGACGAGTCGCCGGTGATCGCTGCGGTTCGATACGCCATGAACGGTGCGTACCAGAACCGATGATGCTTGCCGAGCAGAGTCCACGGTCCCAACGCGACATCACGGATCTCCTCCGGGTACAGCGCCCGCGTCCACGCGGCGAAGCCGAAGATCTCGACGAACATCCCCGGCGTGGCTGAGGAGAGAGCCCATACATCGACGCTCCCCGAAACGGCACTGGCGTTGGCGAGCGTATTCTGAACAGCGAGGACGCCGTTGTGGTAAACGCTCGCGGGCTTGTTGGCATCCATTGGCAGTACGAATGTCACGCAAATGACCTTGCGGAGGTCCGCGGCATAAGCGCCCCATTCGAAGGGACCGTAGGGCGCCGCGCCGTTCCGGAAGATCGCCTTGTACTTGCCAGTGGAGGTCCGCAGGCCCAGCCACCAGGTGTTCGAGAAGCTGTTCCCGATCAGCGTCGGAAAGCCAGAGCCGTTCACGCGGTTTATCCGGAACCACGTACAGAACGACAGCGCCCTGTTCGTCCCGTCGCCGCTCCAGTTGGGGGCGTAACCCAGGCTGCCTACGGACAGACCAAGTTGTTCGTTGCTGTAGGCGAATGCGCGTCCGAACGGCGTGGAGATGTTGCCGCCAACACCGGTCGGCACCACCAGGCCGGAGATTGCCGCAGTGGATTGACCGCGCCGCTTGTAGTAAGCGGACGATATTTCTCCCACCGTTGACTGGCGCTTGCCGTTGAGATGCGCAGCGTTATAGGACATTCTCGGATCGAGACCGCTTGCCAACCACAGAGAGTGAAGGCCGTCGGCAAGCAAGGAACCGGGATCGGCTACTTCCTCGCCGGATCCGAATGGAAACCACGACTGCGGATCGGAGTCGAGAAGCAGTTGCCGCATCAGGCAACCTCAAACTGCACGCCACGCCAGAAGCCGAGGTTGTCAGTAACGTCCAGTGCGACGCCACATCGATTGATCACCATCACGCCCCACACCGGCGGGAGTACGTTGCCGAACGCCGGCGCGACCGAAAATGGCGGACTGATCACAGTGCCAGAGCCAGCGACGTAAAGCGAGCCAATCGGACGGAGCGTCAGCGTTTCCAGCGCGACTGCCACCGTTTCGTCCAAGCCCGTGACGCCAGCCGGGAAGACCGGGGAGACGTCGTCGGCCGCGCCCCATGCGAAGAAGTACACGCCGTAGCGGTCCCCAAACGAACCGGCCGCAGGCTTGAGCTTGAACTGGCAAATGGCGTCGATGTAGCGGCTGTTCTGGTTCTCGACCTTGAGGGCGCTTCGCGCACCACCGGAGGCGAGTCCGTTGAGCGTGATTGTGAAGTCGGTGACCGGGCCGAACTGAGTGCGGATGGTGGACAAGGGCGCCTCTTAGTCTTGAAGGATCCAAAGGTCGTTCTCGCGCACGATGACGAAGTCGCCGTCGTTCACCGTGGCCGGCGCGGACAGCGTTCCGCCGCACAGGAAGTCGCCGCCGCTCGATGCGTCCCACATGCCGATGTGGGTGTAGGTTCCGGCAGAGACCTGGATGAGAAGCAGGGCGACGTTCCGGACCCGCTTCGCGTTGCCGTCGCTATCGACAGTCGTAAACTGCGTGACGGCCTTCCGGGCGTACGGCGCGCCGGAGGCCTCGCTTTGGCCGGTCTTGGCCGGGTCGGCGGTGTGCAGGCTGACCCAATGCTCGGTGACCTGGAAATCCTGACCGAGGAAGGCTTTCTCAAGGATCTTCTGGTCGAGGTATGCGGAGAACGGCATGGCTATGCTTCAGGCGAGTTCCACTAGTTCAATGGCGACGTCGGCGCGGCCAAGCGAGGCCGATTGGCTCCATCCACCCGCGAAGCGGACGGTGTAGCGGCCAGCGGGTGCCTGGCCCGTCGGGTCGTGCGAGAACTTAGGATTGGTTTCATACGGGTCGTAGAAGTAGAACGGTTCGGTCGGGCCATTGCGTGCATCGAAGAAATCGCGGAGCGCCTGCAGTTGCGCCGGTGGAAGCCGTTTGGCCAGTCGCCAGCGCTTCCGGCTGTTGGTTGCCTGGACCGTCCGCTGCGATTCGCCGTTGCGGTATTCGTTGTCGAGGACCGGATACTCGCGCTCGTGCACAAAGGCGCGAGAGAAACTCGCTGGCAGCACGTTCAGCGGCGCCGCATTCAGAACCGAGCCCGGCATTACGCGGTCACCAAATCGAGCAGCCTCTGATCCGGGCGTGCGCCGATCTTGTCGGCCACGAAGCGGGCATAGTTGGCCGGATGGTTACGGTCCGCTGAGGGTGCGTAGACACGGAACATCTCCTCTGCGGAGGGCGGCTTCCCCTGCGTGTAGCACCCGTCCAGATACTGGCCCACCAGCACACGCAGGATACGCCAACCTTCATCGATCGCCCGCTTGCTCATCTCCTCACTGGATGCATTGGGGAAACGTACCGAAGCCCAAGCAACGAAATCGACGTAGCCACTGTCAGTGGGATATCGGTGCCCGCGCCCGTCGCGCCACTGGCGGATGTTACCGGGATTGGCGTTGCGCTGGGCAAGCGTCGGATGCGATATCCCGCGTGCTTTGGCTTGGGCGGCGGTGAGGTAGAACCCTTCCATCTCAGCTATCGCGCGAGCGGTCTTTTCGATCAGTTCCGGTCGGGTCATGACACGATCAATCCCGGACTGAGTTGCAGTCCCGTCATCTCACGCCTCCCGGCATTGGCCTTGGTTGCGGTCATCGTGGCAGCCTGGACGGCGCGCGGATTCTCCACCACCACCCGGACCGTCTCCTTCTCGAAGAATTCCTTGGCTCCCGGCACAGTGATGTTGATCACAGTGGGTCCCGCGGATGACGGCGTCCCGCCGCCGATCTTGTCGAGCGACGGCAGACCGCCCAGTCCCGGAAGTGCAGTCCCGTTGCTGAAGGATGGTGCCTGGAAGAGCGATCCGCCGCTCTCCATCAACGACACCGGCGTCACGGTGCCCGGCATGCCGGTCGGCTTCTGGCCGGTGCTCATCGCGTACAACTGGACCAGATCGCGGATCTGCTGAGACCGGATGGCGAGATCGAGGTTGCCGCCGAAGGCGGATTTCGCGGTGTCGACGATCTGCTTCAGGATGCCCTTGTCGCTGATGTCGACACCGTAGGTCGCCTTGACCTTCTCCCGCGCTTTCTCCTGCGCGCCTTTGATGAACAGACGCACGATCCCGGCAGCGAACCCGATTCCCGCACCAATGGCCGCACCCAGCGGCCCGCCGAATTTCGCGCCGATCAGCGCGCCGCCCGCGGTGGTCTCTCCGACGCCGAGCCACCCGCCACGCCGCAACCCGTCCATCGCAAGCATCGCACCGCCCGCCAGCATCGCGCCGCCCTTCATGCCGCCGACGCCGCGCGCGCCGGAGAGCTTCGTCATGTTGCCCAACTCATCCATGCGCCAGCGTTCCGGGCGGAACCCGATGTTGCCGAGGTTCGTCAGCCAGTCCTTGTACCCTGAGGCCATCGCTCCCCAGCCACCGAAGCGGCCGCCAGCACCTGACGCGCCCCCAGCACCGCCGCTGGGGATAAACGGGGGCGTACCCCATCCACCCGCCGAGCCACCAGGTATCGGCCCAGCACCGCCACCGAACACAGGGACCGCGCCGACGCCCAGCATCCCGCCGATGCCGCCCAGCAATCTACCGCCGCCCGACCCTCCGGACGCGAAGGACACCTTCTGGCCGGTGAACAACTGCATCAGCATCGCCGCGACTCGGGAGGTGACGACATCCTTGATACCGGTGAGTAGCGCTGTCTTCAGCGAGTTGCCGATGGCGGACCAGATTGACTGCGACTTGGTGAGCAGCGCGTCGAAAACGCCTTCGGCTTGGCGCTTGAAAGTGTCAAAAAGTTGCCGATTATGGTCGCGCACCATCGCCGCCGTGCGGTTTGCGGCGTTCTGGCGCGCGGCATCGACGGCGGCATCGGAAGCTTCCTGGTTCACCTGCCGGATCTCATCTCTCTGCTGACTGAGTTCCGCGATGCGAGCCTTGATCTCGTCGGCACGGTATCCGAGGCGGTTCATGTTCGCCTCTTCCTCCAGCACCATGCGGGAGGTCTCGAGGTCGAACAGGCGCATCTTCACCTCGTGGACGCGCGCCAGGTAGTCCACCTCAATCTGGGCTTTCTGCTGTTCCACCCGGATCTTCTGCTTGAGCGTCTGGGCGTCAACGGCCTCGACGACCCGCAACCGGGCATCCCTGTCGATGCCGGCGCGCTGTTCTTCCGCGCCCAGCATGCGCGCACTCTGGTCGAGATTCCGCCGCGCAATGTCCTCGTTGTACTGCAGGCGGCGCTGATATGCTTCGGCCTCGAATTCCATGCGCCTGCGGGCGGCTTCTTCCTCGCCCTTCAGGTACTCGGCCAACTGCTCGCGGTTGTCCTTTTGGAACTTCTCCTTGAAGGCCGACCAACGGTTACCCAGTTCGTCGAGTACGTTCTGCCACGCCTGGCGGGTCAGGTTGATCCGCTGGGAGACGCCCTTGTCATCCGTGAACGTGGTCCACTTCTCAATGCGGGTGTTCATCTCGGCGATCTCTCGGGCAAAGCCCGGCTGCCCCTTGGCGCCGGCCTCGATCGCCGCCTGGTGGGACTCCCGCTCCACGTCCGCCTGCCGCTTGCGGATCTCAGCCGCGCGCTTCAGCGTTTCAAGGTCCGGTTCGTTGCCGGTCTTGATGGTGAGCTTCGGGCCGCCAAACTCGAATGGCTGCTCACCGGGCAGCAGACGCTTGCCGGAAACCAGTTCCCGGATCTGGTCGTCGGTCATGCCCTGTTTGCGCAGAGCATCGACGTTGGTCTTGCCACTGAACAGGTCGTCGCGGAGCGCCTGCCGCTGCATGTCGTCAAAGCGGGCCTGCAGCTGAGCCTGGGTGTCCTTCCACTGCGAGTAGATCGCAAAGCCCGCGCCGACCACCCCGACCGCGAGCAGAGCGTACGGATTGAGGCTGGCCAGATTCAGTGCGGCAATCGACTTCGCCAACGCCATGATCTTGTCGGCGAGCGCGTAGGAAGCAAGGACGCCGGCCACCCACAGCGCTACCTCTCCGAACTTGGTGAGCAGGTCCGTGTTCTCCTTGAGCCAGCCGACCAAGCCGCGCAGGTTGCCGACGAGTCCCTTCAGGTCATCCTGGAACTTGGCCCCGATGTCCTCCCGCAGGTTGTTGAATTCGCGCCGGAGTGCGCCGAGTTGGCCTTCTACCGTCTGCGACGCGGCCGCATGGGCGCCCTGGATCTTCGTCCCTTCCCGCATCACCGCGTTGTAGCGGAGCTGCTTCTCTTCGGTCTCGGTGAGCGAACGGCCCAATTGAAGCTGGGCGATCTGGGCATCCTTCTGGAAGTCTACGAACAGCCCCAACGTGCGTAATCCACGCGAGGCGCCCGACTCGATGGCAAGGACAATGGCATCCATCGCCTCTCCCGCCGACACGTTTTGCACAGCCGCCGCGTCTTTGGCGAGCTTAGCCAGACCCTGAGCCTTGGCCAAGTCCATGTCGGCAACGATCAGACGCTGAACGGCGTGCGCTGCCTCGGTGAACTCGAAGCCGATCTCTTCAATAGCCGCAACTTGCCTCGTTGCCGCCGCTGCACCAACGCCATGGGCGGTGGCCAGCGCCTTAAGGGATGCCTCGGCCTTGGCGTTCTCCGCTGCCATCATGACGGAGCCAACAGTGAATTCCTTCGCCCAGGCAAGCGCACTCTGGATGGCGTCGGCGAAGAGGTTTCCCGCTGTGGCTCCCTTCGCCATCGCGGCCGTCATCCCGTCAATCCCCTGCGCAGCCCCCTTGGCGCTCTTCGCCGCGGCGGACTCAATGCTCGACAGACTCGCGTTGACGCTCTTGATGGACGCATTGGCCCTGTTGGTATCAACTTCAACGACCAGTTCGAGCTTGTTATCGGCCATGCGGGTTCATCTGCTCACGGTCCAGCCGGTCTCGTTCCTCTTCCAGCACCACCAACGCCCGAAACTCATCCGCCCGGATATCACCGAGGCCGATTGGGATGCCCAGCTTCAAGGCGGTCCGGATATCGATGGCCTGTCGTAGCAGCAGGCCGGCTTCGGAAGACTGTGCCGCATCCAACCTGTCCAGCGGGCACCGGTCACAGCGGCCACCGTCGTCAGGTGCGTCCGGGCACAGCCCCGGGTCACACAACTCGTCGCGGCGAAGCGCCCAGTGAATCAGGAACCGCAGGGAGGGCTGCTCGGGCCACTCCCCGGCTGTCAGTTTGGGTCGGCGGTCTCCTGGAACGCGGCGTCGAGGGCATCAATCGCTGCTTTCACCGCCACAGCCTGGTGAATGATCGGGACCTCGCCCGCCGCGTACCCTTCTGCTGTCTGAGCCAATCGCTTGTAGAGCGCACCCGCCGGCGCCAGGTTGATGATCAACTCTTGGCGATTGTAGGGGAGATCCAGCACCCGCGCGAAGCCACGACGGTACTCGAAGACGTCTTTCGCCGACGGCATCTTCAGCATGTGCGTCACCGTACCGCCTAGTACGCGGAGCGTCACCCGGAATGCGTCGCCTGCCTGGACCACATCGTCCACCTCGGTCTGGCTGAGCTGCTCTATGATGCGACTGGCCTCGAACGCGTCCACTTCGGGCGCGTTCTCTTCGGGCACGCGGATCTTCGCCAGTAGCGCCGCGTCGGCATCCTCGGAGTTCGGTATGGTCGTTTCTGAGACGCCACGTCCCAACTGTTTCACGATGACTTTGCGCTTCCGCTGGCGCTCGATCCATTCCTCGTCGCTGGGGAACCGGATGCGAACAGTCTTCAAGCCCGCGGGCGTGCGCAGTTGCAGCGCGACCGGGCGGGCCGCGTCAAACACAACAGGAGTCGTTTCCATCAGAGTCCTTTCTACTGGCAGATGCTGTCGACCCCGCACTTCGCGACGGCGGAGATGATGCCGTTGGTGGAGTCGTACATCGGAAGGCACTCGACCGCCACTGTGACGATGCCGTCCGTCTCACCCACCTCGGCGGTCGCGAAGGAGACCTTTTCCCAAGTGATTTGCAGAGAGTTGTTCGCATCGTAGGTGAGGGTAATGACCGCCGCGCCCGTCGTTTGGCTCTTGAGTTTCGTCAACTCAGTCGAGCCGTTTTCAAATCGGGCTGTGAAGCGAAGCGTGCCCTGCCGCTTGCCGAACTCGAGGCGGCCGCGGATGGCGCCGCTCGTGGCGTCGCCCGGCGTCTGGAAGCCCGAACCGGGAAAGAACCCGGCATCCATGACGATGTTGTTCTTCCAACTGGTCTCCAGCGAAACGATGTTCTTGTTCGAGACATAGTTGACGCCGTTGATTGCCAGGGCGAGTGAGGCAGACGGCAGTAGCTTTTCGAGAGTCGCAGCCGGGACAACGATGCCGGAAGGCTCGGTCAGCTTGCCTGAGCCAACGAATTCGATGTTGATCTTCGAGTTGGCGCGGCCGGGCCCGCTGCCGATGGAGATGGTCCAGCCCTCTATGGCGCACCCGACCGCCATGCGATCCAGAACTATCCCTGCGCCCGGACGGATCTGCTCGACGAAGGAGAAGTAGGGCAACTCGGCCGCATCGCCGGCGGCGGGAAAGAGCGGCGTGCAGGTGTAGGTGAAGTTGGGCGTCGAACCGGACTTCACCACCTTGCCGAAAGAGAACGCCATTGCCCACGCGGCAATCTCAGCGCTCAGGTACTTCTCGATGGTGCTGCCCGCATCCCAGGACGTCTGGAAGGACTGCGTCGGGAACTCGTGGCCCTTGCCGAATTCGTCGGCGTCGTTCTCGGTGTTGAGCTTCGGGTTGGCGAGGGCGGCGTTCAGCTTCCGCAGTTGCCACATCTGCACCGCAGCGTTCGCCGTGGCGATGTCGGTTTGCTTCTGTTTGCCGAAGCAGATCAGGACTTCCTGCAGCCTACTCGTCGACATCGGGTTTCACCTCTTCTTTCTTGTGAGGCGGCGGGCACTGGCTATACCCGGCCACCATCAGCGGAACCAGAATTGCGGGCTTCGCTTCAACCTCCTTTGGCTCGCCTTGCCCATAGGGGGGAACCAGCCAGACCGTAATCGCGTCAGTCATCACCAATCTCCGTGAAGGACATGTTCACCTCGAAGTAATCCAGACCCTCCGCATCGGTGGCGCGCTGAATGGACGGCACATCCATCGGATAGCAGGAGGGGTGAACGGTAGCGTTGATCATCGGCGTGCCAGCCGAGACCGGCACGCCCTTGGTAATCAGCCGGAACAGCCGGTAATACGCAGTGGGCGGGTCGCTGTCGAAGGTTTCCCGCGCGCGCAAAAACAGCGACACCTGGTGTTTCCACACGTCGCTCCCGCCGAAGTTGCCAGGTGCGGTGCCCTGCCAGGCGACCATGATGGAAGGCGACGGCATCTGATGAATCGCCAACGCCACGCTCGACTTCTTCGGGTACTGGTCGTGGTAGGCATAGATCCGGCCCGGATCGCCGCCCATCTCCATGACAAGGTCCGGGACGTCGCGCAGCAGCGCCACGAGGGAATCGACGAGAGTCGACGGATCGATCATTGCTGTTTACCTCCGAGGCCGCGCTCAAGCACCAGGCGCTTGACGGCCTCCGTCATCACGCGGCGCGCAGCCTCCACCACGGCGGCCTTGTTCCTGGGCGAGAACACCAACCACTGCTCGATCTTCTGGTTGGCCCAGGCTTTGATCCGGTCCTTGCGCGAGGTCAGGCCGGCCTTCGCCGCCTTCTCGCTCACCGTGCGGAGCGACAGGTTGCGCAGCATGTCACCGGTGAAGCTCAGATTGCGCCGGTTGCCCAGGCCGAGCTTGGTCTTCCGAATGGCATACCGCTTCGACAGCGGCTTCGCCGGCGAGTCCTCGGGGCCAAGCGCGGCCGAAAGCCGGTTCTTCACTGCCGCCACACCGACCGTACCGACCTTGAACATCTGGTGCTGGCGGAAGTTCAGGTGATCGAGGACCAGCCGTTTCTTCTGCCAGATTCTGACGCTGGGCATGATGGGTCACTGCAGCCGCAGAGCGAGTTTCACGCCACCGGCGGCGTCGGCCTCAACCTCGAACACCTTGTAGCTGGCGCCGGCAACCTCCACCTCATCACCGCGCTCCGGCGGCGCCGGCAAGTCCGCCGCACGGATGAACAACAACGCGTACGTGCCGGGAGCGTTCTCCTCGAGGCGGGCTCCCGTTTCGAGGATTCCGGTAATGACGATGGGGGCGCCCGCCGCAGGCCGGTACGCGACCTGCCGCCCGAAAACGTCCAGGCAGGCCGCGGTGAGCGCCCCCATGGCCTCATCCCACGACATCGCCTACGCCTTGGTGCCTTTGACCAGAACTTCCGGCCGCAGACAGATCGGCAGTGGGTTCGACTGCGTGTGGACGTCGGTGCCCCGTTCGAACTTCCGCGGCGCCTGCTTGGCGTAGAGCGGCAGCCCCAGCGTATTGGCCGTCTCGTTGAAATCCGCCGGCGCGAAGTAAGTCCGGAAGGTCATCGCCGTTCCGAGCGGGAAGAAGTGCGCCTCATCGTCGGCGACGAACTTGCGCACGTTACCCGCGGCGTCGGTCGCCTGCCCCCGGTACTCCTCGAACACGATCCCGCCGAAACTGAAGTTGGTGCGGTTGTCCGAGAACAGGATCTGCCCCTGTTGCCAGCGGGCGTAGGCTTCCTTCACCTTGGCATGCGTGGTAAGAGCGTCGAAGAAGCCCTGCGAGCACAGACACATGATGCCCGTCATGAACTCGCCCTTGAGATTGTCCTCGATGTGGCGCTTCACCTCCAGGACTTTCAACAACACTTCGGTGGTGTTCGTCGTCAGCGCGAAGTTGACGGCCTTGGGCGAAATGCCAAACTCGCTGTAGAGGTCATACAGGGTCGAGCCGTCGGCGTCGAGGATCACGCCCTTGAGCGCGCCCATGCGCAGGTGCTCGAGCGTGATGGCATGCTTGTTGCGCATGTTTTGCAGCTTCCTGGCGATCAGGTTCGAAAGTGCCTCGACCTCGTTTTCCGAACCGAATGATCGGATGCCCTGGACCTCCTCGGGCAGCACGACGTCGTCGTGCGGGATGTGCGGAATCACGAAGCTCCGCACCCTGCGCTTGCCCTGCGTGCCGAGCGAACCCGGCGCCCCGATGGGCATCGTGGGCAGCAGGTTCAGCACCCCGCTCATTTCCTCGATCAGGATAGTGCGGGTCCGGACCCCTTCGGTGAGAATCAGCCCAAGTTGCTCGACGCGTCCGTAGAGGTTGGGGATCTTGTTGATGGCCGCCGTCAGGGCGACCATATTGAATGCATCGGTTGCGAATGGATTGAGGATCGGCATGGGGTTAGGCTCCTTCCCGGACGAGAATGCCCAGGCTCTTCAGTTGGGCGATCGCGACGGCCTTCTGCGGCGCGGTGGCCCCGGACTTCCACACCAGCGCGGACTGCGACACGATGGCCTCGCGCGCGATGATCACGGTCTGCTTGGCAGCCGCGCTGGCGTCGACCGCCACCATCAGGACACCGGCGGCAAATTGAAGACCGTCGCTGGCGGCGGGATTGAACTCGCCGATTTCGCTCGCGACGGAAACGGCAATCGTGAATTTGTCTCCGACCTCGAAGTCCGTGCTGCCGTCGGCCAGCGTGCAGTTGATGTGATTGCCGGCATAGGCGACCGCGACGGTCAGATCGGGGAGCGGCAAGCCTCGCGGGTCCACAACGGTGAAGACCCCCGCGTTGGTGACCTTCGTCTTGCACGTCAGCACGTAGCTTCCGGGCAGCGCGGCCGGGCCGAGGGTCACCGTGCCCATCACCCCGTTGCCGGTGTTGGTGCCGGGCGTCACCGTCACGGCGGGGGCCTTGCGCCCCACGACGGCGCCGAGCGCCAGGTTGCCCGCGCTCAGAGTCACCTCATCGCGGGAGAACAGATTCGGGGCTTCGTACTTCAGGACGTCCCCGAGGTAGTTGCTTTCGGTTTGAACCGGCATGGTTACTTCGCTCCTTTCGAGCCAGGCGCCAACGCCGCGCAGGCTTTAACGACCGGGTTGTCATCGAGGTTCTGCTTCGCCGCGGTGCCGGCCTCGGGCAGGACGTGGGACCGGATCTCGTCCTGATCGGCCTCGGCTCGCCGGGTGAGTAGCTCCCTGCGGACGTCGGCCACGGCGAGGCGGCGGGCGATGAAATCGCCGGCGAGCGCGGGCCGGCCAGCGATGTTGCACAGCACAACGATCTCGGCAGCCTCGGCGTAGCCCTGCTCGCGGGCTTCGGCCTCGATTGCGGCGAGATCTGGAACGGGCGGACTCGTTGCCGCCTGGGTTGCTTCGGACACAGTAGTGCCTCCTTTTGTGAACTTGGATTGCGACGGGTTGCGTTCAGACAGAGCCGCCGTCATCTCAGCGAGGGCGTCGCGGAAGGTGCCAATACGGTCGGCAAAGCTACGCGCAACGCTGTCTTCGCCGTAGAGAATGCCCGCCTCGGTGCCGCGGACGGCGGTGGCGCCGATGCTCCGGCGGCGGGCGACCGCACCGACAAACATGCCGTATAGCCGGTCGACTTCAGAGACCAGCACGTCGCGGGCGCCGTCCGAGAGCGGCTCGTGCGGGTTGAAGTCGTTCTTGCGGTCGCCCGCAAAGATGGTCGTGTACTTGAGACCGTTGTCCGCGTCCCATCCGCTCTGGTCGAGATGCATCGCGATGATGCCCACCGAGCCGACGCCGCCGGTGCGCGTCACCCAGATGCGATCGGTTGCGGAAGCGAGCAGGTAGCCTGCGCTGAGGGCCCAGTCGTCCACCGAGGCCCAGACCGGCTTGATCCGTGCGGCCTCCTCGATTAGGGCCGCCACATCCCATGCGCCATTGGCCTCACCGCCGTAGCTGTCGAAGCGCAGCAGTATGCCCTTGACCTGAGGGTCCGTCGCGGCATCGAGAATCTCGTTACCCAGTTGCTCATACGAAGTCAGCCCGGATTGCGCATCCATGCCGGAGGCACGGTTCACCAGGCTGCCCGCGATCTCGATCACCGCCACACCCGCATCGGTGACGGCATATGGCTTCCGTGACCGCTGCTCGGAGAGAAGCGCCGCTTCTACCGCGGGCGGCTCCACGCCCAAGCGCGGGGCGAGCACGGCCAGGATCGCCGTCAGCTTTTTCGAATCGACCATGAGCGGCGTGTTGAACACGCGCGAAGCGATGTGCGAAAGATTCGTCATTGGATTTCCGTTGTTGCCGGTTCCTTTTCTGCCACCCTTTGCCCGTTGGCTGTGGTTTTGCGCGGGTCGGAGTCGAACGTCAACCCGAGTGAATCGGAGCGCGCGTTGTCGGCGGCGACTTGCCGGTCGACGTCTTCCTCGTCGTAGCCCATCTCGTTGATGACGGCGCTGCGCGGTTTGAAGCCCGCGCGCACGGCCACGACCTCGGCGTTCATGTCCTTCAACGGATCGACCCAGTCCCAGGACGGCGGCCGCCATTCGACGTCGAGATACTGGTTGCGGTTCTTCGCAAAGTCGAACGGGTCAATCTCGCCAGCCACTACCGCCGCTTCGATCCACGCGCGCCACACGGGGCGGCAGAACTGAAACACCATCACCTGGTGCTGGAACTGTTCGCAGCGGCGCCGGAACTCGAGCAGGCCGGCGCGGATCGACGAGTAGTTGACGCGCTCCAAGTCCCCGGTGAGCTGCTCGTAGGTGATCCCCAGGCCAGCGGCGATCGCGCGCAACTGGACTCGCATGAACTCCGTGTACATCCCGCCCACGTCGCCCGGCTCGGTGAACTTCACGTCTTCGCCGGGCAGAAGCTTCACCATCGATCCCGGCTCGATCCCGGCCAGCGGCGTGCCGCTCGCATCGGTCTCACCCTCGCCGGGCTTGCCCCCGATCACCGGATCCTCCGGGTTGTTCTCGGTGATGAACGCCGCGAACATGGCCGCCAGCTTCTTGCGGACCAGTTCCGCATCATCGTACTGATCCAGTTCGTGGAGCTTCACCAGGACCTGCGTGAGCCAGGGCTGGCCACGGTGCTGACCGGGGCGGAGCGGCTTGTAGATGTGCAACACCGAGTCCGCCGCCACGCGCGTGGTCTCGCCGGCGTTGAAGAACAACAGCCTCTCGCCCGGGTGCTCGCGATAGAGGTGATACGCCACGCGGCGGGCCAGCTTGTCGAACTCGATCCCGGCGCGGATCACGTTCCCGCCCGGCAGGTTGTCGTTCTTCGCCGTCGGTAGGTGCTCGGCTTCGAGTAATTGGAGCTGAAGCGGAACCGTCAACCCATCCTCGGGCCGGCGCTCGCGGATGCGCACCAGACACTCGCCGCCCTCGATCGTGGACCGGCACACGAGCGATTGCAGTCCGTAGAAATCCGTCAGCCCCGCTGCGTCGGCCTCGTCGGTCCACCGCAGCCAGAGTTCCTGGAGGCGCCGCTTCACCGCCGCATCAGGATGCCTGGATTGCGGCTTGATGCCGGTGCCGACCGAATTGCCGACGAAGCTCTCGATGGCGTTACTCGCCCACGCGTTTCGGCGGACCATGTCGCGGGAACGGGAGCGCAGCGCGTCGCCGCCGCCGGTGACAAGGGCATTGATCCCGTCGCTCGAAGGGTTCCATCCCTGTGTGCGGCGCGTGCTGGCGGCAGCCTCGTAACCTGCGATGGCGCGAAGAGGCGCCACGAACGCCGCGTGCATCAGGTTGCGCCAGTACCCCATCAGAAGCCCTTCCCGGTGTGGACCCGGATGACACGCGAGCGCGGCGCGGCCGAGTCCTCCGCCGCCTTGGCCTTGGCGATCTCCGCATCCACCTGTTGCAGAGCCGTGCGGATCTGCTCCGGGCTGCGGTGCCGCATGGACCGGTCGCCGAACGAAACGGAATCCGGCGCACTCAGCGCCGCCAGCAGCGCCTCCCGTTGCGCTTCGAGTTCCGGTAGTGTCATCGCTTCATCCAGTTCGAACTGACTGTGACGCGTCGTTGGGTGCGCGCTGACGGCGCGGTGACGGGCTCGGGCTGCGCTGCCGTCGCGGGCAGCAGGCCCTCGAGTTCCCGCCAATGGCGCTCGGCGAAGCGGTCGATGCCGTAGATCGAAGCTGCCGCGCGCGCATACACTCTCGCGTCGAGTGCCTCATTCCTCGTGTTAGCGCCCAGCACCCAGTGCCCCTTCACGAAACTCTCCGAGGTGAGCTGCCGGAAGTACTCTTCCTCGTAGCGCGGGAAGTGGCAGTAGCCTGCCGGGAATGGCTCGCCGCTTTCTTCCGTCGGCGGCGCCAGGCGCAACCGGCTATAGAGTTCCGACTTCGCCACCGGTGTGCCGAGCGTCCACAAGCGTGTGCCGCGCCGCTTGCTGGCGTCCACCGGCGACGCGCCCAGAATGAGCCGGTCCGTACGCGCCGTACCCTTCACCGCAACCGCCGTCTTCGAATGCGCGGCTCGCGCGCCGGCCGGTCCCCACGACGCCTGCGAATGCCCGCGCACCCAGTCGTACGTGATGCGCGGGTTGAAGCCGGAGTCCACGCACAGCACCCGGATCGGCAGCCGCAGGCCGCATGCGTGCGGGAATTCTTCGTCCAGCACCGCGTCGAGTTGCCGCCATACATCGGCCCGCGCCGTGTCGCCCATCAGCACGCGGTAGTCGACCGACCACGATTCCTTGCCGCGGCCCCACGCCACTACCTCCACCTCAATGCGATTCGGGTGGACGTCGGCGCCCGCCGTGAGGAACAACCCGCCACGGGGCACGGTGCCCACCGAGTAGTCCTCGCGGCGATCGTAGAGCGGCTGCCAGTCGGGCGCGTCCCCGCGCTCCTGCCATGACTCGCCCAGCACCAGGTTGACGAACGACTTCAGGCGCTCGACATCCTTCTGCGCCTTCTCCCAGTCATCGGCGGCGCGCTCCCACGAGTACCAGCCCACCGGGCTGTAGAGGCTCGAAAGGTGATAGCCGCGCGTGCGTCCGTCGCCTTCGGCCTCAGGCCGCCACTCGCCGCGCGCGAGCATCGCGTTCTTCTGGTGATTGAAGATGGCCTGCTCGCAGGCGATGCAGTAGTATGCGGTCTTCTGCGGCTCTCCCTTGGGCCATCGCAGCCGCTCGAACTTCAGTACCTGGAGCTCGCCGCAGTGCGGGCAGGGCACCCAGTAACGCCGCTGGTCGCTTTCGGCGAAAGCCGCCTCGATCCGGCTCAGCCCCGTGACGAGCGGCGTCGATACCATGAAGACCTTGCGCCGCGAGAAGGTGCGCGTGCGTGCGAAGGCAAGATTGATCGGGTCGCCCTCGCCGTCGACGTCGCCGGGATAAGCGTCGATTTCGTCAAGGAACAGATACCGCACGGCCATCGAGCGCAGTCCCACGGCGCTGTTGGCCCCCGTCATCACCAGCACGCCGCCGGGGAACTGCTTCGACAGAACCGTGTTGCCGGAGTCGCGCGAGCGCGGGCTCTTTACCAGCTCGCGCAAAACCTGGCTCTCTTCGATCAGCGGGTCAATGCGCTGCTTCGAGTTGCGCCGGGCCAGTTCGACGGTGGGCTGCACGACCATCATCGGTCCGGGCGACTTGTGGATCACGTAGCCGACCCAGTTGTTCCCGCACTCGGTTCCGCCGATTTGACTGCCCTTCATGAACACCACGCGTTCCACGGGCGAGGATGGCGAGAGACCGTCCATGATCTCGCGCAGGTACGGCGTGCGCTCCGTGCGCCAAGGGCCGGGCTCGGCCGCTGCTTTCCCGGAGAGCCGCCGGTATCGGTCAGCCCACTCCGAGATCGTCAGCAGCGGGTCGGGCCTCAGCCCCGCGCGGAACGCCTCGTCGTAGACCTCAGTCGGTGTTTGCGCCTGCAAGCTCATCGAGCGCCTTTCGAATCTCCCCAGTCAGAATCTGATGCGCCTTGTCCGCATCGCTCTCGGCCGCGAGTGTCGCCGCCAGGCGGTCCGGAATGTTGAGCAGGTTGTCGCGCACCGTGCGGGCCTTGGTGAACGCTGCCACTTGCACCTCATCGCGGCTGATCAGTTTCGCCGTCTTCTCTTCGAACTCGATCTTGGCGAGCCGCGCCAGGTAGTTCTCCCGGATGGCCCGTGCGCGGAAGTAATCGAGTCCGCCGGCGACGGGCGCCTCGGCCGGTTCCCTTGTCGCTGGTGGTGTCGGCTTCGCCCGGCGTTGCCCCGGCCGCGTCTTCGCATTCCATTCGGCATCGGCGCTCTCGCTGTCGATCAGGCCGTCGGCGTTGGCCGAAATCCGGCCGGAACGGATCGCCTTTTGCACAGCGGCGTGGCTGACGCCGCGGTGTTTGGCATAAGCGCGCAGGCTCAGGAGAGGCATCGAACTTTCTCGCGATTCACTCGCGGATTCCACTTGCTTCTAATCGCGAGCGAAGTGATGAATGGGTTCGCGATGAAGAACACCAAACAAAGCGCCGCCGCCTGCTACGCCGAGCGGTTTGCCGAAGCCCAGGATCTGCTGAAACGCATCGGCGTCCGCCTCGATCAGCACCGCAAGAGCCAGTCGCAGGAGCCCGCCAACTGGGGGTACGCCGGCGACCTCGGCCGCATCACCGAGCAGCTCGCCTACGTCCTGGCCGACCTGGGCGACCGCAGCGCGGTCGACGCCAAAGCGCTGGAGTACTGACGCCATGACACGCGACGAACTGATCGCCTGGGCCACGCGGAACGGCTGGAAGCTCGACCGCTGGGGCCACCTGAAGAAGGAATTCGACAACGGTACGCAC